ACGATTTGTTATGCAAAATAGCCAATCACTAATTCAATTTGGTGGGTCAGTAGAAGGCGGCGTATCTGAATTAAAACAATTCCAGAGATTGTTAAGGGAGGATTCTGAATTTGAGGGTATGATAGGTTATTTAATGAGTATGGGCATGACGTTTAAAGAAATAAATGAATACCTAACTGATTATTTAAGTAAAAATCGTGCTCTTGGTTTAATGGAAGACGAGGATAGAAGAAAAAAACTACAAGAAGCAATTGATTTTAGAACTGTACTTCAAGGAGTAAGTGATGCAACTGGCTTGCTTGTTGATGAATTAACAAAAGAAACCGAAAGTGCAGCTTCGATTGCTGCAAAATTGAATTATGGTCAATCAGCTCCAATGGCGATAGCATTAGCAGATACTGCTACACAACTCGGATCTACACCAGCAGCTCACGTAATACTAACAGGTATGCTAAACCCTAACGACCCAACATCTAAATATTTTGCATCTATGTATCCTAAAACATATGCAATGGCATTGGAAATACACAGAATGATGAAAGCAGGGCAAGATGTTTCTCCTGAAATGGTTAAATCTTTTATTTCTCAACTACAAAAAGAAGGACAAGCAGTTGCAAGCACGTACGGAGGAGTAGCAGCAGCAGCTGGATTGAATGATTTAGGAGGTTTGATTCTGGGTCAAGGTCCTTTATCAACTGGTGCTCCTGTAGATACTGCTATAAGCCAAAACCAAGAGCTTCAAGCTCAGTACGCAGCGGGCCAAATTTCAACTGCTACAGATTCAATATTAGGAGTGATGGCTGAGTTATCTCAAGCAACAGAACTTACTGGAGTATTTGTATCTAATGCTATAGACGGAATACAAGAGCAGATGGTTACAATATCCGAAGAAGTTGGAAATCTTATAAAAGGTGTAGCAGATGGCGCTATTTCGGTTAGTAGTGCAAGAGTTAAAGAGCTTGAAGATAAAACAAAACAAGCTGTAAATGAGCTAGATACTACAATAGCTAGATTAAAAGAGGAAGGATTTGAAGAAGAGGCGGAAAAACTTCAAAAAGAAAGAAATGCGCTACAGAAACAGTTAGAGGCTTTAACAGCAGCTAAGGAGGTGCAAGAAGGCACAAGATCTAAAGAACAATTAGAGGATTTATTAACAGATCTTGATATAACATTACCAGAAGATGATAGGTCAACAGTTGATAAAATTTTAGATGTTGCTTTAGTAGCAATTAATGACGAAGCATTTCAGAAATTTAGAGGTTTATTTGATCCTGTTCCTCTTGATCCTAATGATCCAGATAAAGATGATATTCAAGGAGAATCTGGAGCTCAAATATTATTAGGTGGATTAGGTACTATTTTAAGTAATGCTGGACAAGCATTGCTGAATACTATGTTTCCAACAGCCGAAGCAAGCACTATAGACGTGCAACCTACTGATAGTATTACTAACTCTGATATGTTTACTAACTACATTCAACTGAAAGCGGCAATGGATTCAGCAAAGGCAGCCCTCGGCGTTCCTGATTCTCAGTTAGAAGAAATGTTAGCCATAATGAATGATACTGCACAACTAGAGGTTTTACAAAAACAAATGGAAGTACAACAAGGTCTGCGCGGTGATTTACAGACAATAATGATGAATATACAAAAAGCAGCAGAAACCATGGCAAATGCAACAAAATGGTCAGCTATTCATACTGCAGAGCAAGCAGCGACTGCAACTGTAGGTGCTAGAGTTAACGCAACAGTAGGACCTATTCATCGAAGCCCCCGATGATAATTAATGAACAGTTACTAGCTTACAATCCTCGTCGTAATCGTCTATTTCTTCCAATTCATTGTTTTCTAGATTTTCTTGATACATTTTTAAGCTGCGATCATACTGATGATAAGCTTGTACAAACGCTGAATGCGCATCTGCAATTAGAAAAATACGTTCTGCGTCTAATTTTATAGGGGTTTCTAAGTCAACAGAAAACAACCACGGTACTAAACTTACATTACCAGCTTCGGTTTCAACTAGGGCAACTGGTCGTAGTATTTCTACATAATCATCGTCGTGATGATACATTTCTGCAATTACTTCTTCACCAGTTATTAATTTAAATGTTTTTACTTGCATTTTTTTGTTTGCTTTCTAGTGTTTTGATTTTTTCATATTGCTTGTTAGTCAGCATCGGACCACTGTTTTCGCGATCTACAAAAATTGGTTTTTGTTTTTTAAGTTTTTTATTTGCCATATTAATACTTATGACCTTTTTGTTATACAATAGTTTTATAGTATAAATATAACATAGAAACGAGCGAAACACAATGTCTTGGAAAAAATTTTATGTTTATCAATATGTAAGAGAAGACGGTTCTCCGTTTTATATTGGCAAAGGATCAAAAAATAGAATACATGAAAGTCATGCTCCTTATGTAACCATCCCAAGACCTGAATTTAGAAAAGTTATTAAAGGTGACTTAACAGAAGATGAAGCATTTGAACTTGAAGTTTCTTTAATTAAGAAATACGGAAGAAAAGTAGATGGCGGAATTTTAGAAAATAAAAAGATTTCTCGCGGTGGTTATGCAGGATGGAATCATTCAGACGAAACAAAGCAGAAAATTTCCAAAGCAAATTCTAGAAAAGTTAGAACAGAAAAACATAAAGAAAATTATAGAAAGCCTAAGACTGCTGAACACGCAGAAAAAATTAGACAAGCAAACTTAGGCAGACCTAGAGATAATCGATACGAAAAAATAGGCATAACTAAAAGTAAACAAAAATGGTTTAACAACGGAACAAAATCAATAATGGTTATCCCCGGAACAGAACCTAAAGGATTTATCCCAGGAAGAATAAGCTGGAGCAATAAAAAATGAGTTGGCGTAAATATTTTACACCGTACGACGGAACTAATAGTCCAATAAGTGGATCTTCATCAACTTCTGGTCCTGCAAGTGCTAATTACAGCAGTTACTTGCCAGATGTTTACGTAGGTTCACCTAATCGTGTTGAAAGATATGGTCAATACAACACTATGGACATGGACAGCGAAGTTAATGCTGCACTGGACATCTTAGCAGAATTTTGCACCCAAAAGAACCATCAAGGTAATCATTTTGATTTTGAATTTAATAGACCTGCAACAAATGTAGAAATAAAAGTACTATCAGAATATATAAAACAATGGTGCAAGCTTAACGATTTTGATACTAGAATGTTTAGAATTTTTAGAAATACATTCAAATTCGGTGATGAAATTTTTATTAGAGATCCAGAAACAAAAAAACTTTATCACGTAGATCCTGCAAAAGTTTCACGTATTATTGTGAATGAAAGTGAAGGCAAAAAGCCTGAACAATATATAATTAGAGACATTAATTTTAATTTTGTCGAAGCAGTTGCTACAACACCTTATCAAACTACTGGAAATATTCAAAGTGCAGGCGTTGGGTATCTAACCGGTGGTGCTCGAGGCATGGTAGGAAATGCGCCGCAATCAACAGGAAGTAGATTTCATACAGAACAGCAAGAAACAGCAGTTAACGCTGAACACATTTTACATTTAAGTTTAAGTGAAGGTTTAGATAATAATTATCCTTTTGGTAATTCACTACTAGAAACTGTGTTTAAAGTGTACAAGCAAAAAGAACTTTTAGAAGATGCAATAATAATTTATCGTGTACAACGTGCGCCGGAAAGACGTGTATTTTACGTTGATGTAGGTAATATGCCAAGTCACCTTGCGATGCAATTTGTTGAGCGTGTTAAAACAGAAATACACCAGCGTCGTATTCCAAGTGCTACCGGTGGCGGCACAAATGTTATTGATTCAAGTTATAATCCATTAAGTATTAACGAAGACTACTTTTTTCCACAGACAGCAGAAGGACGTGGTTCTAAAGTAGAAACATTACCCGGCGGTACAAACCTAGGTGAAATTGACGATTTGCGCTATTTTACAAATAAACTTGTACGTGGATTACGTATTCCGTCAAGTTATTTGCCAACTGGCGCTGATGACGGAGCAAACAACTTTCAAGACGGCAGAGTAGGTACTGCTTACATTCAAGAGCTTCGTTTTAATACATATTGCGAAAGATTACAAGGGCTGCTAGTCGAAACGTTTAACAGAGAATTTAAACTTTATTTGTTAGAACAAGGTGTAAACATTGATATTGATATGTTTGACTTGTCATTTGTAAAGCCACAAAACTTTGCAAGCTACAGACAAGCTGAACTTGACAACGCAAGAGTACCAACATTTGGACAAATGGCTGCGCTTCCGTATATTTCAAATAGATTTGCACTAAAGAGATTCTTAGGATTGACTGAAGAAGAAATTGCAGAAAACGAAAATCTGTGGTTAGAAGAAAATGACGAAAATGCAAGTGCGTCTCCTTCTGATGCAGCAGGAGAAATGAGAATGGCAGGTGTGAGTAGTGCTGGCATAGGTGCAGACCTAGGTGCTATGGATGCCGAAGCACCGATGGACGATACAGGAATTGCTGGACCCGAAGGAGCACCACCGGAATCAGTTACTGATGCAGCAACACCAGCTGCGGGCGGTGAAACTCCAGCAGGCGGTCCGGGAACGATTTAGGTATAAATAAAGTTATGTTATTACGTGAATTCTTTACTGCTGACAATACACCTATTGAAGGAGACAATTATTCTCCTGCTGACGACAGTCGTGTGATAGATTCAACCGATACACGAAAAACTAGATTGTGCTTGTGGGATATCCATAAGGCTAGGATTTGGAGTGATAATTCTGAATTAACTAGAGAAAAAGAATTAGAACATATTAGACAAATCTATAAAGCACCAGCCGAAGCAGGTGCTCTATAATACATGCCTAAGATTGATAAAAGTCTTTATACTAAACAAGAGTATCGCGACTTAAAAAAATTAAAAAGATCAAAAAAAGATCAAAAAATATTAAAAAATCAATCTGATATACAAACAGATAAAATCCAAACTACAGGTAGCACAGCTTATGTTATAGGTAATGGTATTAGTAGAAAGAATATTCCTATAGATAGATTAAAATCTTTTGGAAAAATATATGGTTGCAATGCTCAATACAGAGAGTATTCTCCTGATTATCTAGTTGCTGTTGACACAAAAATGATAATGGAAATCAGTAATAGTCAATATCAAAAATCAAATCAAGTTTGGACTAATTATAACAGAGCTTATGAAAAACTAAAAGATTTTAACTTTTTTAAACCATCAAAAGGCTGGAGCAGTGGTCCTACTGCTCTTTGGTTTGCTGCACAACATGGTTATAAAACAATTTATATTTTAGGCTTTGATTACAAAGGTTTAGACGGTGGTAAAAAATTCAACAACATATATGCAGATACATCAAATTATAAACGATCAACAGACGGCGCAACCTTTCATGGCAATTGGCTAAGGCAAACGCAGCAGGTTATAGAACAAAATCCATCTATACATTTCATAAGAGTAGTTGACGAATTTACATATATGCCTCCTGAATTAAAAAATTTTAAAAATTTAACTACAATGCAGAAAGAACAATTTTGCTATATCCATAGTTTTTAAAAATATACCAAAAAACTACCCATTTATACTACTTTTATTCAAATATACGTAAATAATATGACAGTTTATACTAGCTTCATATATAAATTCCTTTACGTATTAACATTCGTAAAAGAATTCTTTCAGTGGACAGGGAGTAATACTCCGTGTGTAAACAAAGCTATTGTTGATTTTGGAAGGATTATAAAATGGCAGAGCGCAGAAAATTTGAAGAAATGCTTGAGCGCCTTGTAAACGAAGATGCTCAAGGTGCAAAAGATTTGTTCCACGAAATTGTGGTAGAAAAATCAAGAAAAATTTACGAGTCACTACTAGAAAGTGACATGTATGACGAAGATCTAGAAGAAGATTGGGATTTAGAAGAAGACGAAGATCTAGAAGAAGATTGGGATCTAGAAGAAGATTGGGATCTAGAAGAAGATTGGGATCTAGAAGAAGATGAGTTTGACGAAGCTATGATGGCTGATCCAACTGACGATCTAGAAGGCGATCTTGCTGATGGCGGCGACGCTTACGATCTAGAAGGCGGAATCGAAGACGAAGGCGACGTTGAAAATCGTGTAGCTGATTTAGAAGACGAGCTAGACGCTCTAAAAGCTGAATTCGAAGACATGATAGCTGATATGGGCGACGAAGGCAACGACATGGACATGGATGACGACATGGACGACATGGACGACGAAGACGACGACATGGACATGGACGACGAAGACGACGACATGGACGACGAAGACGACGACGACATGATGGCTGATATGGGCGATGATGACGAAGACGACGACATGGACGACGAAGGCGACGACGACGAAGCTGTAGCAGAAGGCGAAAAGTCTGTAGCTCAACTAATGCGTGAGTATACTGAAAAAGTAACAGCTAACATGGGCGACGACGGTGATCCTTCTGCTAAATCACCAGTACCTACTAAGCCTAACAAAATAGGCGGCGGCACAACTGCAAACATCGCAAGAGGCGGTGACGGCGGAAAAGGCGGCACTGGTGCTAGCGCTAAGGACATGAGCACAGGTAACGTAAACACTAAGAACCCTAAGGGTGCTAGCAAACTTAACAAAGTTTCAGGCGGCGCTGCTAAGAAAAGCGATGGCACAAAGTCAATGTTTAGCTAAAAAGGAACAGGGATGATCAACTTAACAGAAGCACTTACATACGACGAGGCTAAAATAGTTGTCGAGTCATTAAATGATGGCAAAGATTTGTACA